CGCCCGAGTGGAGCTCGAGCCAATCCGCGCGAGGCACGCGCGGGGAGCCGAACCACGACGTGAGGACGCTCCCCGCGAGCGGCTCCCCTCGGGCGTCCATCGTGGAGAAGAACCTGTCGGCGTCGATGATCGTGACCGTCTTGGGCTCACGCGCCACGCTGAAGGAGCGGAAGTCGGCCCCGATGGAGTACTGCCCGACCTGGCTGAGGATCGGGAGGAGCCACCCCTCAGACTCGCTGGCCACCGGTTGCTCCGGACCCCACCATTGCGTGCCGCTCGGGAGGGTCGCCGAGATCGCCACGAAGACCTGGCGGTCCGTCCGGGCGCATTCGGCGAGCATCGCGGGGCTGAGGTTCCCGGCCATCAGCGCTCCCCCGTGGCGATCCAGTCGGCGAGAGCGCGCGACTCAGGCCCGCCGCCGACGACCCGTCGCACTGTGTTGCGCGCGACCTCCTGGCCGTCGAGCTGGCTCACGACCGTGATCTCGATCGGCGTCCCGGGGGCGGCTCCACCGATGGCCCCGCGAATGAGGTCCGGCAGACGGTCGAGCGGAGCAACGACCTCCGGGCCCGACTCACCCACGATCGCCGCGAGCCTCGAGGAGACGATCCCGCCGTCGCCCAAGCGCGGCATATCCGGGATCTGGATCTCCGGCCGGCCTCCGCCGGCGCCGATCGCACCGATCGCCTTGCCCATGTCCTCGAGGGCAGGGGCCACGCCACCCTGGAGCTCCACGAGCTGCCACAACGCAGGCGCGACATCGCTCTTGATCGAGTCGGCCATCTCGGCCGTCTTGTCGGCCCTCAGGGCAAGCCCCGAGTCCCCGAGGATGTCCTGGAGCTCCGGGGCGAGCTCCAGGCCGAAGTCTGCCGCCTGGCCTTGGAGCTGGGCGAGGAGCGGACCAATGAGCTCCTGCGCCGCCCCCGCGCTCATGCCGCCCTCGACGAGGCGCTCATACTGCGTGGCCGCTTGCCGCTGCAGGGCCTCGAAGGCCTTCGGGTCGAGGACGTCGGCCTTGTCGAGACCGCGCGCGATGCTCTGTAGAGCGTCGATCCCGCCGACCTGGTCGGCCCTTTCCTGAAGCGCGGCGACCTGGGTGTCGCGCTCTTCCTGCGTGATGTCGCCGCGCTTGAGGGCCTCGTCGAGCGCGGCGATCGCCGCGTCCGGCCTGGCGGCCGCCATGATCTCGGCGATCTTCGGACCGAGGATTCCGGAGATGTCGAAGCCGCCGGCCTGCGCCTGCTCCTGGAGCCGGGCCCAGGCGTCCCCCATCTGGGCAACGGCCGCGCCGACCCCCATCTCTTCGACGGTGGCGTTCCACGTCGTGGCGAAGAGCTGGGCCTGATCCGCCGCGTCCCGCTGGGTGAGGATCGGCGGCAGCTTGCCCAGCCCGGCCGTTGCCTCCGAGAGCCCGTCCCGGATGAGGGCCGTGATCTCCGGGATCTCGAGGCCCGCGGCCTTGGCTTCGCGGATCAGGGCGCGCAGCTCGTCGCGCGCGCCGGCCACGCCCGCTTCCGCCGCGTCGCCCAGGCTGGAGATCGTGCCGCCCAGGAGCTCGGTCCCGGTCGCGGCTGACATCTGGCCCGTACGCATCTGCTGGAAGACCAGGTCGGTCGCCTGCCCCAGAGCCTCAAGGGCACCGGGGACCTCACGGCTCACCTCGTCGAGCAGACCGTCGAACAGCTCCGCGATCTTTCGCCGGCCCTCCTCCCCGTAACGATCGGCGGTCTGGAAGAAGAGCCCGATGTCCCCGGACATCTCTGCCAGAGTCTTGCCCTGATCCTTGGCGACGTCGGCGAGGCCGAGGTAGTAGGCGTCCCAGAGGTTGTCCCCAGGCTGGAACTGGGACCAGAACTCGTCGCTGGCCACGAGGCCCATGGATGCCGCGTGATCGCGGACCATCTGCTCCGGGTCTGGCCCCCACAGCGACTCCGCCAAGTCCCAGCCCACCGTGAACGCACCAGCGACCCCGCCAACCCAGTTGCCCGAGGACATCTGGCCGATCGAGCTCATGACCCCGTCGGCCGCCCGGGCCACGGAGCCCAAAGCGCTGTCCCCGGCGATGCCCATCTGATCGAGGGCAGACGTGACCTCGTGCACAGCCCGGCTCAGGTTCTCGAACGTGACGGTCTGCTTCTTCGCCGAGTCGTCGAGGTCCATGCCGCGAGCGGCTGCCTCGGCCTGCGCCTGGCCGATGGCCTGGTAGAGGCCCGGGATGTCCTGGCCTCGGAGCGCGTTCAGTCGGCCGAGGTAGTTCTCCAGCTGCTCGCGGCTCAGGTTGGTCAGGCCACCGTTGGCCTCGAGGGCCGCGTTCAGGTCGGCGTAGTTCTGGACGGCCTGTTGCTGCGAGGTCCCGAGCAGCTCCTGGATCCGATGCGCCTCCGCGTCCGCCTTCGCCTTCGCCTGCGTGGCCTTGGCGGCCGCCTGGTCGGCCTTCCGCTTGTCCTCGGCTGCAACCGCCGCCTCGGCCGTGGCCTGGGCGGATACCTTCTGCTCCTGGGCGAGCGTCTCCAAGGCGGCAACGCGCGCGGAGTACTCCGCCTTCGTGATCCGTCCGGCCTTGAGCTCGGCGTCAGCTTGCGCCACGGCGGCCGCCGTCGCCAGGTCGATCTTCGCGATCTGCTGGTCCAACGTCGGGAGCATCCGGAGACGCTCCTCGTGGATCCGCTTGTTGATGTCCCTGAGCTTCGCCGCGGCCGCAGCCGCACGCTGGATCGCCGCATCGTCGGGCTTCGATCCGCCGCCGGTGCCGCCGGATCCACTCGCTCCCGGGGGCGGCGTCTCGGGCGCTTCCCATGTGAGGGGAGCGGCGAAGCTCCCATCCGGAAGCTGCTTCCCCCCTCCCGTGAGCCGTCGGCCGGACGCATCGTAGATCCCGGTCCGCGGGCTCTTCCCCTTGAACTGCCGCGCGTACTCGGTGCCGGCCCCGAAGCCGCCGGTTGCGGCTCCCGCAACAGCCACCCGCCCGAGACTGGTCAGGATGTTGACGGCGCTACGGATCTCGGGGAGCGCTCCGAGGAGCTGGGCCGTCAGGCGGCCCAGGGCCTGGGCGATGTCGTCGATCGCCTCGGCCGCCTCGGGCGACGTCGTGATTCCAGCAACGAGCGTGGCCTTGAAGGTCTGCCACGACTGGTCGAGGGCGTGCATCTGCCGGCCGAGCTCGTCGTTCGCCGCCAGGACCTCGCCATTGATCACCGCTCCGTACTCGTGCGCCTCCTTCCTGAGCCCGTCGAAGTCGCTCCGGATCAGCTTCAGTACGGACAGCTCCTCGGACATCAGGGCCGTCTTGATCGCGGATTGCTTCCCCTCATCCCCGACGGCCCGGATGGCACGCAGGACCGTCTCGAACTGCTGCTCCGGCCGCATCTTGCGGACGTCGTCGAACGACAAGCCCAGATCGGCGACGGCCTTCCGCGTGAGCGTCGAGCCCTCGGCGATCTTGCGCGTCATGTCGCCGATCGCCTTCGAGACCTGAGGGCCTTGCATGCCGACCTTACTGCCGGCGTACACCCACTCTTGGACGGCATCCGTCCCCATCCCCGTCTCGAGAGACATCTCCGAGATGGACGTCGAGAGCTCGACCGACTCTCGGCTCCACGCGACGAGCGTGCCGATCAGTTTGCCGACCCCGGCCGTGAGGACGGCGACTCCGGCCGCGGCCGCCAGGCCTGCGGGGCCGAGGGCTGACAACCCAGCGCCGAACGGCCCAAGCGACTGGGCCGAGCTCGAGAGGCTCAGCTTCAGGTTGTCGATTGCCTGAGTCGTGGGCGCCACCTTGCCGGGAGCAGGGATCAGGGCCTGGAGGGCCTTCGGCGCCTTGCCGCCCTGAGCCTGGAGCCCTTTGATCTGATTCCGCAGACGCTCAAGGTTGACCTCCGTGAGCTTGGAGGCGCCGCCCATCTTCTGGACCGCGAGGGCGAGCTCCTGGAGGCGACCAGTGGCCTTGTTGCCGGAGAGGTCCTGGGTGATGGACTTGATCCGGCGCTGGAGGGATTCGAAGGAGCGCTCCGAGGCCTTCGAGTCGCGGGCCCCCTTGCCGAACGCCTCGGCGGCCTCCTTGCCGGCCTTCTTCGCATCCTGGGCAGCCGCGGCCAGGTCCGCCTGCAGCTTCTTGCGGTCGGCTCCCAGCTCGAGCTTCGGGCGCCCAAAGACGTCGTCAGCCATGAGGCCTCCCACTCGCGCGCTCGCCCGCGACCCGCAGCCGCACTCTCATGCGCATCTCGTCAAACTCCCGGCTCTGCCGCTCGACCTCCGGCGCCAGCGCGGGGCGCGGGTCGTGACGGTGGAGCCGCTCGAGCGCCGCATCGAGGTCAGGCCGTCTCGTCGCCCCCCAGACGGCCTGGGCGTTCCATGTGGCGCCCATGGTCGCGCCGAAGTAGGCCACCTCGATCGCGTCACGATGCCGCCTCCCGTAGGCCCGGACGCAGCGGACGACGCCTCCGGGCGTTGACCTGAAGAACTCCTCCGCAGTTAGGCCGGCGACGAGGGCGTCTTCGATGAGCGCGTCCCAGTCCCAGGGCTTGATCTCCCCGCCGGCCTTCCTTTTGGGGCGCGTCCTCCCGCGTCGAAGCACGCAACGAGAGCGAGCAGCCATGGTTTCGGCCGAAGGCCTGCGGTACCAAGCCGGCCCATGATGTCGCCCACGCCTTCCAGGGTGAGGCCCTTCACGGACTCGCGCATGGCCTGGTACAGAATGGCCCGTTGCTCCTTGAGGGTTGCCACGCCGTTCAGCCAGCGCTTCCAGAGCGCGTCCTCGCCGAACTCGTCCGTCAGGTCGATGATGCCGTTGATGGTGAGGCGCAGCGTGTACGCCTCACCATCCGACACGACAAGGGCCACCTGGCCCCGGATGTCCTCGGCCATCGGTTCGGCCCTAGATGGAAGTCGTGGCGCCGGCCACGCGCAGGACGATCCCGATCTGGAGCACGCCGTCGAGCGGAGCCATCTTCTTGACCTGCTTCACGTACGCGGGGAAGATGTCCCCTTCACCGTTGCTGTAGACGGCCTTGAAGTTGCGGGTATCGCCGCTCGCCTCGTCCGCAAAGAGCAGGGTCGTGATCGGATCGGTCGCGTCCCAGTTCTTCTGGATCGTGAACTCGTTCGGGTTGCGCCAGGTCCGCTTGAACTCCCGCACCATCCCGGGGCTGTTCGAGTGGGAGACGTCCTTCTCCTCGGCCACCATCTGCGGGCCATCACCGAAGTCGGTGATCTCGAGGATCTCGTCCCAGCCGCCGGCGTCGTTCTGGCGGTAATACGCGGTGCCCCACGCAACGACTGCTTTCGTGGCTACTTCCGTCATGCCATCCTCCGTTCTCTTCTATCCGCCCTCGACCCCGTCCTACCTCGTAGGCTCTCTACGAGGACGTGCCGATGATGACGATGTCGTAGCTGGCCGCGGCGCCGGCCGCGTTCTCCACCTGGACGACATCGCCGGTCCCGGCCGTCACGGCGTAGCCGGCCAGCGTCGGGTCGACGATGACGAAGACCCCGCCCGGCTTCAGCGTGACGGTGTCGGAGGGGTCGTCCAGGATAGGAACGCCATTGGCGTCGCCGAACAGCGTCAGGTTCGTAGTGTTGTCCGGCGAGGCATGGATGATCAGGGCCTTGACCTTGGCGGGCGCGAAGGCGTTGCCCAGAGCATCGAGCAGCCCGCCCCCGGCGAGGTCCAGGTCTTCGGTAGCGCCGTCCGCCAGGGTGCGCTGGTCCGAGAAGATGACGTCGGCCTGGTTGGCCGCGACGCCGTTCGCGAGGTTCTTGGTGATCGTCTGGTCGAGCGGGGCCGCTGCGGTGACGAGGTCAAGGATCGAGGACAACTTGGCGTTGACCTGGACCCGAATGCGGGTGCTGAGGCTTGTGCTCATTCTGCTACTCCTCTCCGTGGACGAGAAAGTCCATCGTTACGCGGTAGGACCCCACCTCGTCCTCGTGGAGGTCCTGCTCACTGTCTGGGGCCAGTTTCGCGACCTGCACGCCGAGCGATAGGTCGCGCCACCCGTTGAGGGCATTGCGCACGGCATCGGCCAGGGCGCGGGCCGCGTCGTACGTCTCCGCATAGCAGTCCAACTGAATGCGCACACGGCGAAGGCCGCTGGGGCCGTTGGACGTGAACTGCTCTCCCTGGCTGATCCTGGTGTAGGCCAGGGCCGGGAGCATGGGAGCCTGCGGGAGCACAAGGGGATAGATCCGCGATCCCAGCAAGGCCGCTGTGGCGGCCTCGGTTCGGAGCCTCGTGACGACAGCCGTGGTGAGCGTCATGAGAAGCTCACCCGCTTCTTCAGCGCCGCCACGAACCGGGGCAGGAACTGCGGCAGATGGGCGTCGAGGGACGGGCGGAACCAGGGCTTCGCCGGGATGCCGCGGGACGGGATGCCCAACGCCAGCCACCGGGCCACGTGCGCACGCGCCTTCTTGCCTCGAGCCTTCACGCCCACGACCACCACGGGGCCCTCGTCGCTGGAGTAGGCGAGATCGACGCGCACGCCCTGAGCGGCGGTCCGGCCGGTTGAGTACGGGCCCTGCGCGGCCGCCTCAAGGGCGGTTTGGCAGTCGTCGCGGAAGGGCTTCACCGCCTCGACGAGGGAGTCACCCACGGCGCCGACCGTGACCTTGGAGTAGAGCCGCTCGAAGTCGGCCTCGAGGCCGCGGGCATCGAAAGTCGCCGAGATCATGCGGCCGCCTCCGCCCTGGCCGTGGCCACGAGGTCCAGTGCCTCCCTCCGCTCCAGGGCTGGCAGCACGGCCGTGATGTCGTACGTCCTGCCGTCCCTCAGGTCCTTGAGCCGCTGTTTGGTGGTCACGCCCTCGCGGTAGCGGATCCGGAAGACGCAGTCGACCTTGGCCACGGTCTGCTGGGCCGTGAAGAGCTCCCGCCCGCGCGGGTCGATCCGCTCGGCCCAGACCTTGGCCACGGGGAGCCACTCGAGGAGCCGCTGCCCGCTCGGGGTCTGCCCCTGCTCGATCTCCGCCAGGAGCTCCACGCGCCGATCCATGCGGCCCGCAGCCAGGCTCACGCTGCCTCCAGGCGTTCGCGGTCTCGCACGCCGAATAGCAGGGTCTTCGCGGCGAGGGGAACCTTCGCGACGATCGTGCCCGTGACGGTCTCCTCCCGGTGCTTGTAGAGCTCACCGACCACGAGCAGGATCGCCGTCTTGAACAGACCAGGGACCTCCGCGGGCGTGCCGTAGCCACAGAGAAACGTGACGCGCACGGCGTCGGGCACGTCGCGCGTGCTCGGGTAGGTCTCGCCGTACGCCGGGTAGATCCGACCTCTTGGGGCGTCCTCCGGGTACGTCCCGCTGGGTGCCGGGTCAGGCGCGACAACCTGGTACTTCGAGGCCTCCCAGGTCTGGAGCTGGCCGTCGACGTCGACGTATTGGATGGCCGTGACCTCGCGCAATGGGGGCAGCGGGAGGACGATCGGCCTCGATCCCGCCGGGAACGCCGCAAGGCCGAGGCGCCAGGTGGCCGTCACGAGCTGTCGCTTCGTGTAGCCCTCGGGGCCACTCAAGACCGAGCGCGCCGCTCCGATGCGCGCCTCGACGAACTCGTCCTCATCGTTGGAGACCACGTCGAGTCTGAGCGCCTGTTTGGCCTCGAGGACTGTGACCGGCTCCTCGGTAGGCGCCACGACGGGGCTCAGCGTCATCGCGCGCGGTTGGCCTCCCCGCTCCCGTCGCCCGCGTCGCCGTCACCCTCTGCCGGCTCGGCTGCCTGTCGCGGCTTCCCGCGGCCTGGTCGCTGCCGGGCCGTAGCGGCACGCGGCCTGCTCCTCGCCCCCGGCTCGTCCACCTCTTCGGCGAACCCACCGGAGACGAGCGCCTTGCCGTGGGCCGCGGCCACCTCCACGACCTCGCCCGCCTCGGCGCAGAAGTCCGGCCCACTCGCGATCGTCCTCATGCGAACCTTCATCGTTCCGTCCCTCCGCTATGGCCCCGGGACCTGGCCCCGGGGCCGTTCCAGCGTTTCCCGGTAGACCTCTACGCGGTGCCCTCGTCGGGCGAGGCGTGGACCTCCGCACCGATGACCGTCGCGTCCTGCACCACCGGGAGCTTCCGGACCCCGAAGAGCTCGACGATCAGGAAGTCGACGACAGCGTTCTGCGTGCCGCGGTCGACAACGTGATCGACGTAGCGTTCCTGGGGCCGGTAGATCTCGCTGATGACGATCATGTTGTCCTGGTCGTCCGCGACCGCTTGCCCGCTGCCCTCCAGGTCGGCCCCGTCGCTCATGTCCGACTGCGCTCCCTGGCGGACCTTGATGGACGTGACCGCGCCCGCGGTGATGGCGCCGAAGCCGCAGACGAAACGGACGCCTTCGAATCCCGCGGTGTCGACCGGCTCCGACGTGAGATCGGTCGTGCCCGCGGCGCCGTTGTAGTTGGTGCCGTCGACCTTGAGGCGCTTCGTGACGACCTTCTGCGTCAGGATCTCTCCCATTGCCTTCCACCTCTCCTGTAGCGGCGGGACCCTGCGGCCCCGCCGCAATCCTCATCGCCCGGCCAGCCCCTCAGGCCGCGCCCAGCTTCAGACGAACGAAGGCCTCGGGGAGCACGGGGGCTCCGTCCGCCTCCATGCGCCCGAGGAAGCCCGTCTTGTTCGCCTCCGCGTAGAGCTGGTCGAGGACCTGCACCGTCATGTCGAGCGCGATCGCGATCGTGTAGCCAGCCTTGAAGTCGCCCAGGATGCCCACGTACTGGTTGGCGGTGAACGTCGCGGGGACGTACTCGGACACGAGGAACGGGATGTCCAGGATGCGATCGCCCTGGCCCGTCGAGAGACCGGGGACCCAGATGTACTGGCCGTCGTCCGTCTTGGCCTTGCGGATCTGCTTCACGGCCGTCCGGGAGAGCATCCAGCGCGCGTTGCGCCAGTAGGGCGCCTTGAGCGCGTACTTGGCCTCGATCATGCCGTCGCCGGTGAGCTCTGTGGCCGTGTTGCCAGTGGAGACGTCGCGGGTCGTCGGGATGCCGTCGGCACTCGGGACGAAGACTCCCAGGGGCCGGCGAACGCCGTTCCCGGTCAGACAGCCCTTCTCGAAGGCGATTCCAAACTTGTACGCCAGCCGACCGTTGACCAACGCTCCCGCTCCGCCGGCCGTACGCCGGAGCAGGGTGTTCGACACCTTCGCGCGCTTCGCCAGCGGGTGCGGCCGCAGCTCACGCCGACCGAGGTCGATATCCGTGTCGGTTCCGGTCTTGAGCTCCGCCGTCCACTCCGGATCGTCCGGGTCGGAGTCCAGCGTGCCGATGCCGAGGCTCTCCGCCATAACGAGGCGCTCGACGTTCGCCAGCCCGAGCATGAAGGTCTCGTCGTCGACGGCCTTCAGGAGCCCCTCGACCATCACCTGGGGCATGACCAGCCCGCCGCCCTTGACGAACAGGCCGACCTGCATCGTCTCTGCACGCAGCTCGAGCTGCTGCTGCAGGCGGGCCCGCATCTCGCCGACACCGAGCTGCCCGCGAAGGTACTCGTCGTAGATGTCGACGTAGGCCTGGCAGCTGTTCAGCGAGCGGATCACGTTCGTGGCCGACCCGGCTCCGGCGCCGTCGCCCGGGTTCGGGCGGGTCCGGCCACCAGCGCTGGCGCTCACGTCCTGGTCCAGCTCGGCGAGCCGAGCCCGGCGAGAGACCTCCTGCTCCTCGGTCTCGATCTCTGCCCGCAGCTTCTCCTGCTCAGCGTCGATCGCGTCCCACTTGGCGGATTCCTCCGCCGTCATGGAGCGCTTCTCCTCGTCCGCCTTCTTCTGCAGGGCCCGCATCTCCTCGACGAGCTGGCCCCGCTTCTGCCGCTTCTCTGTGATCGTCATCGCGACCCACCTCCAAGGGCGCTCGGCGGGGGTCGCAGAAACACGAAAGGCGCGAGCCCGCCGGCGCCAGATGTCTCTGGCACCTCGGGGCCTCGCGCCTTCGTCGGAAGGCTGGTAGCCTCCTGGCGCAACCACCGGATGAGCGTCGGCTCCCAGCCCCCGTGGGGCGTGGCTGCGCACCGTCTACGTTTCTAGTCTCCCACGTCTGTCAAGCGGACGACGCTACGACAGCTCCGCGAGACGCAGACGCCGGCGGCGCCGCTCCTGCGCGGACCGCGCCTCCTCCGTCTCGGCCTCCCACTCGCCCAGCGACCGGACGGCCAGCGTCGTTTCGGCGTAGGCGGGTTGATGAGTCGGTGACACGTCCCTCAGCCCCACGATCTCGTGAACCGTCCGGATCAGCGCTCCGTCCTCCCGGTGCCACGTGTCGCGAGCGCGTGCGAAAGCGAACGACACTCCGCGAACGGTCCCGCGTCGCGCGAGCACGACCAGGTCCTGCCCCTGGCTCGTGCCGGGCACGTCGAGCTCGAACGCCAGGCCGTGGGCGTCTTCCCGAAGACGTAGCGACCCATCCCTCGTACTCCCCAGCGGCATCGCCGATCCCGGGAAGCCACCGGCCACGCCGTGGTTGTAGAAGGCGAGGACCTCTTCGCCGGACACGAGCGCCGCGCGGAAGGACCCGGGCATCAGTCGCTCCCGGAAGCGCCTCCCCCCTGGTCCGATCTCCGCGCTCAGCGAGCCAAATACCGCCGCATACCCCCCGAGCACGGCAGTCTTCGTCTCGGAGCCATCGAGGAGCCGAAGCTCCGTCTCCATCGATCGACGTTCCAGTTCCACGTCACCCCCTCTCGTTCACGCGGCGGCCCGCGGCCGCAGCCGAGCCAGCGCCACCTCGACCTCGTTCCGGGCCGCTTCCCCCGCCGCAGACGTCGCCCACCGCTCCATCGCACCCGAGACCGACTCCGCCGGCATCTCCGGCGCGACGCGGATCGCGGCGTTCAGCTGGTCCAGGCCGCGGCGGCAGTGAGTCGCCGCGGCGGTGCGAGCCAGGTCGGCGGCGAGATCGCTCACCCCCGGGGCCTCGGCCCCCAGCATCGCTTCTCCTAGCGCCAGGACGAGCGGCTCGATCGCCGCCCGCACGTCCGCTTGGTGCTCCCGGTAGAACCCGGTTGCCGTCGCCTCGAAGGCCCGAAGCCCAGCCGAGTCGATCTTCCGTGCGGCCCGCGTGACAGCCGCCGCCTCCTTCCGCACCAGCCGGCCGAAGGCCTCCTCGAACACACGGACGAAGGCGGCTCTGAGCTTCCGGTCTGCCTTCTCGTCTTCTGCCTCCGTGTCGCCAGCTGGCGGTGCTCCCGCCGGAGGAGGCGGCGGGTTCGGTGGAAGCACGCGCCGTGGTTTCGTCGCCTCGGCCGCGTTCTCCATGTTCGCCGGAATCAGGTACACCCTGCCCTGGCCAGCGGGAAGCGGGTTCATCTCCTCCTTGCCCCGGACATCGTCGGCGGACAGCCAGCCCCAATTCCGCCCGACGGCATACGCCTTGTACCGGCTCTCGAGATCTCCACGGAGCAGGGCGTCGAGGTTGAACTTCGGGTAGTAGCGCCGACGCTCCGTGGCAGTCATCAGACAGCGCCGAATGGCTCGCTCCCACCGAACGGCTGTCGGACGCACGCAGTCGACCACGTACTCGATGCCCTGGTGCTCGATGTTGGAGAACGTGGCCCGCTCGAGATCCCCGATCTTGTGAGGCTTCATCCGGAAGATGGCCGCGATCTCCGACCGCTGGTACTTGCGCGACTCGAGGAACTGCGCGTGGTCGTTCTGCAGGCCAACCTGCTTCCACTTCAGGCCCTCCTCGAGGATGGCTGTTCGGTGGGCCTCAGAGAGCCCCGTGTGGCTCTTGAGGTACTCCTGCAGCCGGGTGTAGGCCTGGTCCGACAGCGCCGCGTCCGTCTCGAGCACCCCGCCCAGCTGCGCCCCGTTGCCGAAGAACGTCGCGCCGTGCTTCTCGAGCGCGATCGCCAGCCCGATCGCCTCTCGGTGGAGGTCCAACGGGGAAAGGCCCACGAGGCCGTCCGAGGAGATCCCGCGCAGGTGGAAAACCCGGTCGGGCAGCAGGTAGTCCCTGTTGCTGCCCCACTCGGACGTCTGCCCCTGCGGCAACGTGATCTCGTAGACGAGCTGCCCGGGGATCCTCGGCTCCTCGCTTCGCAGCCGGAAGAGGCGCACGCGGTCCGGGTGCAGCGGCCACAGCGCCGCCACCCGTCCCCCGTTCGTCCACTCGATCTCCGCATACCCGTTCCCGCGCAGCTGCAGGTGGCCGGTGAGGGTCTCGATGAACTCCCCCACGTTCATCTCCGGATTGGGCCCCTCGCCCTCCTCGCTGAAGAGCTCGTGGAGGTAGTACTCGGGGGCCTCCTCCCGTCGCCCCTCCCGCTTCTCGAACCAGTGAAGGGGCAAGCTGGCCAGGTCCTCGGAGATCACCCGGACGCACGCGAACACCGTGGCGACGCCCAGGGCCGTCGTCTCGTTGACGGTCACGCCGGAGCTGACCCGCCCCCCGGCGAAGAGCTGAACCAGCCACTCGGCCGGGTTCGCGAGCGTGCTCTTCACGTACGTGGCCGCGCGCATCGCCCACCGGATGCCCGCCGTCACCATCTGGAACGCCCTCCCGAATGGCCTCATCGCTTCACACCCACCGCACGCCCCTTCGCTCGTAGCAGGACTCGGCCTGGCTGTCGCTCGCTGCCGCTCGGCCGATGGCCATCACCAAGGCCACGATCCCGTCGATCCGGTCCGCAGACCGCCCCTTGTGCAGCGAGAGGTTGTCGTTCGAGTCCCGCTTCAGTGCGACGTTCGAGAACATCCAGCGAAGCACCGGATGCCCACCGTGACGAAGCCGGCGCTTCCTGATCGCGACCTCGGTCTCCTTGATCGCCGGCGACATCGTGACCCAGCCCTGGCGCATGGAGACGACCTGGAAGCGCAGCGCCTGCAGCTCCGACTGGAGCTTCGTGGCGTTGTGCGGATCCATCGGGACCTCGCAGACGTCGTAGCGCTCGCGCAGGTTGAGCAACCACTCCTTGACGGCGTCCTGGTCCACGACGGGCCCGCTCGTCGGCTGCACGAGCCCCCGCTCCGCCCAGACGTTCACCGGGACCCGGTCCGACCGGATTCTCTCGACCAGCGTCTCCTCTGGGATCCAGAGCTGCGGGATCACCACGTACGCCTCGGGGAGCGGAAAGACCGCGACTCCGGCCGTGTAGTCGCTCGTCGACGAGAGGTCGATTCCAACGAAGCACTTCGCTCCCCTCAGCGCCTCACGGTCCACGGCACCGGAGCAGCGGTCCCACTCCTCCATCGAAAGCCACGCCGTGGAGACCTCCGTCCACAGGTTCATGTGCTTCCGCAGGAACTCGTTGAGGGCCCCGGCGCGGCGCTTCGCAACCCGCGCCGAGATGCGCAGCTTGTCGACTTGGCAGGAGGCCCCGAGGTTCGGGTTGGCCTTCGGCCATGTGGCTTCGTTGAGGAAGTCGTCCCCATCGTCGAGGCGGGCGATGAAGGCAAAGAGGTCGTCCCCGCAGCCCTCGTCCTCACCGAGCCCCTCGAGGATCTTCGTCGCGTCGACCTCGAGATCCCAGCAGGCGCCCTGACGCTTGGCCCCCGCGGTCGTGATCACGAACATCAGCGGGTCACGACGCGCGCCCATCCCGGAATCGAGGACGTCGTAGACACCGGAGTCCGGGTGGGCGTGGTACTCGTCCACGATCGCGAGATGGGGTCCGAGACCGTCGAGCGTGTCCGAGTCCGACGAGACCGTTTCGAAGCGCGAGTCCGATTCGTAGTGAGCGAGGTTGTGGCGTGACTCGTGGACGCCGATCTCCTTCCGGAGCAGCGGGTTCTTGCGGACCATCGCTGCGGCCGCACGCCAGCAGATCGCGGCCTGGTCCCGCTTCGTCGCGGCGGAGTACACCTCGCCCCCTGCCTCGCACTCGCCGGGCAGCACCAGCATCAGCAGACCGATCGCGGCCGCCAGCTCCGTCTTGCCGTTCTTCCTCGCTACGCTCACGTATGCCGTCCTGAACCGCCGGCCCCACCGGCCCTCGACGCGCCGCTCCCACCCGAACAAACACCACACAACGAACGCCTGCCACGGCGAGAGCTTGAAGGGCTCCCCGCTCCACTGCCCCTTGCTGAAGCGGATCCGGTGCTCGATCCACCAGAGCGCACGGAGGGCCCGCCGCCGGTTGTGGCGCAGGCCGCGGGCCTTGCCCTTCTTGAGGTCACGAGCATGGCGCTCGACCGCAAGCCGAACCAGGCGACCGACGACCACGCGCCGCTTGAGCACGTCCGAGATGTATTGCGTGGCAACACGCTCAAGCTCCTCCGGAGTCCGCATTCGCGAGCTCCTCCGGGACGTCGCCCGCCCGCTCGGGGCGCTCCGGCTTCGTGCCGAGCTTCGCTCGGGCCGCTGGCGTCAAGCCGAACTGCTGCGCCAAGAGCGAGTAGGCCCGCCACGATTCCGCGGAGATCGAGACCTCCGGGCGCCGAATCTCTCCGTTCGTCGCCGACACCATCGTCAGGCCTTTCTTTCGGAGGATCCCGTCGGCCCTGATCGCGCGACAGTAGTGCCGCACCATCGCAAGGAACGAGCCGCCGTCGACGCCGGACTCGATCCCAAGTCGCCGTAGCCACTTGGAGTGGAGCTTCCACGCCGCGAGCTCCTCGCGCGAGAGCCCGCGCGGTGCCGCCAGTGGGTCTGCCGGCGCCTTGAGATCCGGAGAAAGCGGACGGGACTTCCCGCGGCCGCCTTCGAGGACGCGAAGCTTGTGCGGCTTCCGCGGCCGCGCCACCCTAGGGCCCCCCCTCGTTTCGGGGAAATGCGAGCGAAG